AATGAGATGTTTTGTCTTTATATACTACCCCGTGCAAATGGTCATATTCATGTAAGAAACATCTTGCACCATACCCAGTAATTGTGCCTTCTTGTAATTGTAGATTTTCATCATACCACTTTGCTTTCACATCAACTGGTCTTTTAATTTGTACAAATATATCTGGGAAACTTAAACAACCTTCAACATCAAGAACTTCCTCTTCGGATACATCAATAATTTCAGGATTGATAATCATTGCTGTGGCATCTTCTTTTTCTCCCATCACAAATAATTTGTAATCAAGACCAACTTGGCATGCTGACAGACCAATACCTCTCTTTTCAAGCATGATTTTTACCATCTGCTCTTTGAGTTCTTTTGGGTCAAAGCCTGGATTTTCAATATTCACATCTGCCAATTCTTTTTTTAGAATTGGGTCTGGGTAGTATACTAACTTCATAATTTACCTTCTTCTCTCATTTGAGCACGAATTTTAGTTGCTGAAATCTCGTGGACATCTTTTCCTAAATCATGCTCTGTAAATGTATAACCGACTCCGCGGCCATAACTAATATCAACAATGTTTGGTACTTCAAGTATTAGATATTCTCGGCCATTCATATAACCGTGTTCTGCTAATCCTTTTTCAATGCCTTCAATGGTCTGTATCATTCCAAATGGATTATCATCTTGTACTATGGTACGACCTGCACCTGCATCGCCATCGAATTGAAATACATCACGTACCATTATAACAACTTGACCAGTAATGTCAAGGGCTTTTTTAAATAATTCTGTATGGCCATCATGCCAAGGTTGCCATCTGCCCAACATCTGGACGGTTGGTTTCTTATAATCGAACATATCTTGTGGGTCTATCATTTATTTACTCCAAATTTACTATATTTGTACCATACTCGTTCATGGTAATAGTACAAAATCATTTTTGTAGCAACTTCAAATCCTGCAATCATACCTGCCCAGTCAACCTGTCCTGTAATTAACCAAGCAAGTAGAAAGGTATCGGTTGTTGCTACCACTCTCCATGTAAGTGTTTTTGCTAAGTGTCTTTTTGCACTTATTTTTTCTGATTGTTTTGCCATGTTGCGAAAGCCTTTTCTAGGATTGGTGCGAGTTCCAGATGTGTTGCTGGATACCATTCAGTAATTAAATAATCACAGTGTGTTGGTTTCTCAAAGATTTTATTTGTATCCTCAAATCTACCTTCTTTAATAGTATCCATCCAAACTGTATAATCTGGGCCAAACGAATTACGAGCCTCTTTAAATGGACAAACGAAATCTGTGATTGCAATTTTACCAGCCTTGGATACACCATCAGCCAATAATCTCATTCTCATTGCTTGTCTCATTCGGCCTTCATCACTGAAGTCCCAATCATTATATTCTTCTCTTATTGCGTCTGCGTTTAACCAGACACCTTCAACCTGCTCTGCGAGAGGTTCTGATAACGTGCTTTTTCCTGAGCCGGGTAGGCCAAAAACTAATACTTTCATTATTTTTTCTTTTTATGTTTTTGTTCAAATTCATCTACGAATTCATTAATATAGTCTGGAAGTTCATTCTGTGGAACTTGGTCACCAGCGCTATTTAAGATATTCAGTTCATGATTTTGTTGTTGCGATGCTTTAAACTTGATATACATCTGCTTTTTCTCTTTGTGAATCCTACGGAGAAAAGCATACCATATAATCTGTGTAAAGTATGCGAAAGGATTGTTAGATTTTTCTGGGTTGAAATTGTGAATGTATTGTAGGCAATTCTCAATTCCATCTGAAATCATTTCTTCCTTATAAGAGTATCCAGAGAAGTTTGGCTTTGTTGCTAGTCTAGTTGCAATAAGTAGAATGCACTTACCAATATACTCTGGAACTTGGGGATTCGGGTCGCCTGCATTTTCAGCATCTTTTACTGCGTCCTTGTAATCAATCAAAGCCTGTAATAGGTCTTTGTTATTGACATAGTTTCTTTTCTTTGCCATGATTTAAATTTACCACCTTGTTCATTGTTAAATTTGTAGTATTATATTACAATTTGTATACTTTGTCAACGGTTTTGCGATATTTTTTAATTTTTTTTAATTTTTTTACAAAAAAGTGTTGACATTTGCTAAGAAGTCGTTATAATAAGCTTATCGGCTTTAAGTTATACCTAAATTAAATATCGATTGTGAAGATTTTGAATGGGAACTCTTCAGCTCCATAGATCTCAATTCTCTTCTTGAAATGTTTTAAGGTATAGTTCTCAAAACTTCCAACTGACAAGTCGTCAGCAATATCATACAATACAGCCTTCTCACTATCAGAAGCCTTTCTCAAACTCCTTCCAATACTTTGTAATACCTTAATCTCTGATTTTGAACCAGAAGCGAAAATCACATTGTCCAATCTTTTCAGATTCACACCAGTAGAGAATACTCCATAAGAAGCAAGAATGTCATGTTTCTTTTCTGGGTCATTTTCTACTAAATGTCTGATTCGTTCACGTTCATCACCAGATGTTCCACCATAGATAAAATGCAACTCCCTTCCTTCTTTGCGCAGCAAAGGTTCAAGCACTTTACCATGTTTTTCGACCAAGTCAAATAATACAAGATTATTTTGGTCCTTTAATGACCACAAGAGATTTCTTATAAAAGTATTACGCTTTGTGTGATTTGTAATGAACTCTCGTTCAGCTGGCCATTTCTTTGTGTTTTCTTTAATACGACCCATTGCATCTTTAAAAGATTTTCTTGCCGTATTATCATGTGAGAGTACAATTGCCTTGACTTGAAAATCAGCAACTGTGCCCTCGTCCATTAATTTCTTTGTGTTTACTACTTTTTTGACTTTACCAAAACAACCTTCCAATACTAATCTGTGTGTTTTACTTTCAGAAGATTTTAATGTTCCTGTAAAGCCGTGTCTGTAAGGGCAATCAGTTAATTTGTGCATAATTGTAGTCAGCGATTTTGCCTGGAAGAGGTGAGCCTCGTCTCCCATTACTACACGAAATTGATTAAACCAACTTTTTGGTTGTTTGACTAGTGATTGCCATGTACTGATAACAATAGGTGCTTGTGTATTTTTATCAACACCGCCTTGAATTTTATAAATGAGTTTCTCATCACAACCATAATCCACAAAGTCACCAGCCATCTGATGGACTAGACCAATCGTAGGTACAATAATTAATGTACGATGTCCAAATGTTTGGAAATAATGTTGCTGTAATAGATAAATGATAAGGGATTTACCAGACGATGTCGGACTGAGTGACAATGAACGCCTTTTGGATATTGAATTTTTAATGTATTCTATCTGATAGTCACGAGGTGTGAATTTACAATTAATTTCCTTTGCAAGCTCTAATACGTAATCATCTTCAACTGGTGCATCCTTCCATTTTTCTGGAATATTTAATGTATAACCACGAGCGTCACAAAATTCTTGTAAATGTGTTAAAAGGCCATTATATAATACTGGTTTGAAAGGACTGAATAAACGAATGATACCGTCCCACACACGAGCTTTAAATCGTGGGTTAAATTGATAACCTTCAGGACGAAAACTGAAATGCTCAGCCAACTCAGTCTTAACACTGGCTTCAGCAACAATTTTCATATGAACCTCATTTATAGGTTCGACGGTAATTATATCACTCATAATTTAACTGCTAATAGAACAAAAATTCCAAATAATAGTAAATTTGTAAAAAAGATTAATACTGCTAAAATCGTATGGTACCAAACCCATCTTGTGCGATACGCATTTTCCAATGTTAAATCCTCTGGGTCTGCTTCTTTCTCCATTACAGGGAGACTATGCATCATGGCTTGGTCAATCTTATTTTGCTCTAATGGCTTCTCAATTAGTCTTTGGAACCATTTAAACATTAATATTCTCCAGCTTGAAACTTCAGTATGTCTATCATATTCTTAATAACGAAGTTTCTACTATGTATAGTTTTAATTATATCTTCTAGGTAATTAGCATTAGCTGTGTGGAAATCAATTGTCAAGCTTAATTTAATAACGTCTTTATCTGCCTGAATATACTTATCCAAATCATTACGTAATACTTTGAGCTGAAAAGGCTTCCAACCTTGCTCTCTTAATGTAATTTCGTCCATACTACCATCATAGTATTCACGCTTTAATCTCTCAAGCTCTTTATATTCTGCTTTTAACTTTTTAACGCGCAATACTTCTTTGTAATAAAAGCTGTAGTATTTGCTATGTAGGAGTGGGATTTTTTTACTCTCACCAACTAGATTGGTCTCGTCAATAGGAGCGTCATCAGCCCACATTTTTGAAATGTCATCTGTATTCATATTGTATAATTCCTAATACTATTTTAGTACTATTATATCACGAAAGGTTTGAAATGTCAACCGTTTAGATGTTTTCTATTTGGAAAGAACCATATCTAAAAGT